AAGTTTGATAATAATTTTCCAAAAAATTATGAAGATCGTTATAAATTTGAATTGGAGACGATAAAGGATAAAAATTTTTGTTCGTATTTTTTAATTGTTTATGAGTTAGTTGAATGGTGTAAAGATAATGATATTGGTATTGGCCCTGGTCGTGGTAGTGCCGCTGGTTCGTTAATTTCTTATTTGTTAGGAATAACAGGGATAGATCCAATAAAGTTTGATCTGTTATTTGAAAGATTTATTAGTCCTGCAAGAAATGATTGGCCAGATATTGATATTGATTTTGAAAAGAATAAAGTAGTATTAGTTAGAGAACATCTTGAAAAAAAGTATGGACAATATAATATTTCTGGTATTGCTACTTTTCAACAAATGAATGCAAGAGGGGCGATTAGAGATGTTGGAAGGATATTTGAATTACCTTATAAAGATGTTGATGCTTTTGCAAAATCAATAACGGATAAAAATATAGTTCCAAATGATACAAAAGAAGGAGAGATTTTTTCTAATAAATATCCAGAGGAATTTAGAATTGCAAAAGAATTATGTGGACAAATTAGAAATAGTGGGCAACATCCGGCGGGAATGATTGTTAGTGGTGATAATTTAAGAGAAGGAGAAAGGGGTAATTTAAGAGTAAAAAATAAATCGCTCATTATAAATTGGGATATGAAAGATTGTGAGTATGTTGGCTTAATTAAATTAGATGTTTTAAAATTAACTACTGTTTCAATATTAAAAAATACAGTAGAGGAAATAAGGAGAAATCATAATCCAATATTTGATTTAGGAAAATTATCACTTGAAGATGATAAAGTTTTTAATATGTTGTCAGAAGGTAACACAATAGGAATTTTTCAATTAACAGGATTTGCTTGTACTCAACTTTGTAAAAGAGGTAAAAGATTTGATTCCTTTTTAAATGATCTTGCCGCTGTTTGTGCTTTAGCTCGTCCAGGTCCATTAAAAATCAGGTATGGCAAAACAATATGTAGAAAGAAAGCACGGAAAGATATGGCGACATTTACATCCGGCATATGAGAAAATAACAGAAGAAACCTATGGCGTTATGGCGTATCAAGAACAAATGATGATGTCTATGGTTGAGTTAGCAGGTATGACAAAAACAGACGCAGAAAATATTAGAAAAGTAATTGGTAAAAAAAGAGATCCCATTGAGTTTGAGCCTTATAGAAAATTATTTTTAGATGGTTGTAAAAAACAAAAAACATTATCAGAATATCAGGCAGATAAGTTTTGGACTGGTTTGTTGGAGTGGTCAAATTACGGATTTTGTAAAGCTCACGCCGTTAGTTATGCTCTTATTGCATTTTGGTGCGCTTGGTTAAAAGTATATTATCCAATTGAATATTTTTGTTCTTATTTGACTTGGTGTGATGATGATGACAAGCAAGGAATTATTAATGAGATTATTCAAGCTAAGTTGCAGATTGTTTCTCCTAAAGTTGGTTATTCTGATGCTCTTGTTTGGAAAGAAATTGATGGAATGTTATTTGTTCCTTTTAACGAAATAAAAACAATAGGAGAAAAACAGGCTGAAAAATGTTGTCTTATGAAAGCAAATAAGAGAAAGGGATTTTTTAATCTTGCAAAACAGAATAATAAAATAAAAGGAAAGTTAGGTGAATTATTAGAAGAAATAAAAGTATTTGATTCTGATTTTAATATAATGCCTAAAGATTGTAAAAAGTATTTCCACTTTGATATAAAAACAGATATTCCATTTTAAAAAAAGGAGGGAATTATTGTGAAAAAAATATTAGTTTGTTTGTGTTTTATTTTTTTATTTTGTTCTTGCACCCCTACTAAATGTAATAATATTTGTCCTTCGGAAGATAAAATTATTCATCCAACATTTAGAGGAATGCAGATGCCACCGGTAAGAATTCCAAAAGGATTTTTTACAGAGGAAGAAAAGAATAGTCACAAACCAACACCATTAAAGGGGATAGATATATAGTATTTTTTGTAGTTAATAAATTATAAAATATAAGCTATAAAGATATTTGTGATTAATAAAATAATAAAAAAGGATTAAATAATGACATTACAGATTGATTATCGACCACAATCATTTGATGAATTATATGGAAATCGGGCGACAATATCAAGTTTGAAATCTATATTTGGTAGAAAAGATGATTTTCCTCATGCTTATTTATTGCAGGGAGCTAAAGGATGCGGAAAGACAACAACGGCAAGAATTATCGCTGACTTGTTAGACGCCAATGGTTCAGATTTTATTGAATTGAACGGAGGGGATGTAAATGTCGCTGTTGTTCGGAGTTTAAGAGAACAGGCGAGGTTTAAGCCGTTAATGAGTAAGAATCGAGTATGGTTGATTGATGAGGCTCATATGATTGGTTCTGGTGGAGGGAGTGAAAAAAATATTCCGCAGAATAATATGCTTACTCTTTTGGAGGAACCGCCAAAGTCTGCATATTTTATATTGTGTACTACCGATCCTTTGCGATTAGTGCCAACTATTAGAAGTCGTTGTAATGTATCCGAGTTTCAGAATTTATCAAGAGCTGATACTGTTAGTTTACTTAAAAATGTTTTAGAAAAAGAAAAGATAGATGATATACCAGAAAAGATTTTAAAAGAAGTAGCAGAAGCAAGTGAAGGGTGTCCGAGAGATGCTTTAAAAATATTAGATCAAATAATTGATATGGAACCGGATGAAATGTTAGAAGGGATAAATTCTTTTTCATTTTCTGAAAAACATATTTTTGATCTTTGTAAGGCGTTTGAGCAAAAACAAAATTGGGCAAGAGTTAGTAAAATTATTAAGCAAATGGATTTGTCTAATCCAGAAACAGCGAGAAGGGGTATTATTGGATATGTTAGTAAGGCAATGCTTAGTAGGGAAAGTATGGATGCTGCACAGATTTATGAGGCCTTTAAAGAGCCATTTTATGCTACTGGAAAGCCTGGATTTGTTTTTGCTTCTTATCAAGTAGTTGTTAGTTTGTCTGATTAAAAATAAATTATTTTTTTTCTTTATTTTTTTAAAGAATTATATATAATATAGTAAATAACTAATAATAAAAAAGGGAGGATTAGAATTTGAATGATTTAGGAAATGAGAATAAAGTTTGGGGAACAATTGTAGCAACGGTTAATACTGGTAACTATGAAAATATTAAAATTGATATGGGAGAATCAAGAACAATTGATGAAGAGTTGGATGATTCTAAAGATGTTAGAAACAATTTAGTGAAAGATGTTTTATCTGATGTTTTGGATATGGTAGAAGAAATAAAAAATCCAGGAGATAAATCGTAAACTAACAAAACAAGAAAAAGGAGATATTAATTTTATGGTAGAAATTGAAAATGATTATATGAAAGATTTGGCTATTAATTTACATTCATTAGAAGAAGATTGGGTAGTGCAACCACAATTTTATATGAAGTATAGTAGGTTAGTTGCACAAACCCAAAGAGACAGAGATAAGGCTAAAGAATATCTGGATGTTGTAAAGGCACAACTTGATAAAAAGATCCGAGAGGATGCTTTGGCGTATGGCGCGCCAAAGAACAAGGATGATAGTCCTAAAATAACAGAAAACTGGATAATGTCAACGATAGTGTTGCAAAAAGAATATTCTGATCAAATAGAAAGAATAAACGCCTTTAACTATGATCTGAATATTTATAAAGCTTCTGTATTAGCTTTCGACCATAGAAAAAAGGCATTGGAAATGGAAGTACAATTATGGACAGCTAATTATTGGAGCGCACCGAATCTTCCAAGAGAATCAACAGGAGGGAAAAGATTTTTAGACGTTGAAAAAGTAGAAAAAGAAAAAGTGATGGATAAGCAAAGAGTAACAATAAATAAACGATCAAGAAGAACAAAAGGAGATAAAGAATAATGGGAGAATCCTATAAAGAAAAATTGAAAAGACGGCAACAGCAAGCAGTAGCAGATAAAGGCAAAACAGGGTTAGGGAAAAAATCTATTTTAGACTTGTCAAGAACTAATAAGGTAATTAATTCTTTTTCTCCGAGAACGGATAAGGGTGAGATAAATGCTTTCGATATTTTACCGTTTAGAATTACTCAAGATTGGTATCGGAAACTTAGGCAACCTTCAGGACGACCCATAGGGCTTGAGGTTGGGGATATTGATTATGTTTTGATGGTTCCTATTCATAGAGGAGTTGGTCCTGGTAATCATACGTTTTTATGTCTTCGTGAGGCATTTGGTATGGACTGTCCTATGTGTGAGGATATGTTTGAGTTTTATAAATTGAAAACACAAGAAGGGAAAGATCAGGCTAAAAATGTTAGGCCGTCTTGGAGAACTTTTTATAATATTTATGATTATGATGATGGGGATAGAGGGTATCAACTCTTTGAAATATCTTATTATGGTTTTGAGGCGACAACTACGATGGACCCACAAAGAGACAATTTAATTGACGCGCAGGCTCTTGATGATGGTGGGGTTGTGGTTTTTTGTGATCTTGATGAAGGTAAAATAATAAATGCTAATTTTAAGGAAAAAGTATTAGGGAAAAGTAAATTTCCGGAAATTGTTGAAATTACGTTTGAAGATCGTGATGATCCTTATCCTGAGAGTGTTCTTGATGAGGTTTTACCGCTTGATAGTTTGTTAGTTATTCCTACTTATGATGAAGTTCGTGAAGCATATTTGGGGTTGGATACAGATCAAGATGGTGAAGAAAATACTGATGTTAAAGAAATAGAGCTGGAGAAAAAGAAAACAACAAGGAGTAGGGGTTCTGTAAAAAAAGAGGAGAAAAAAGAACTCGAAAAAAAACAAACTACACGAAGTAGGGGAGCGGTAAAAAAAGAACCTGAATTAGAAGAGCCTGGATATACATGTCCGGCTGGCGGAACATTTGGACTTGATTGTAGTATGTTACCGCAATGTGATGAAGATCATCCTAATAGTTGTTCAGAAGAAGAATATAATAATTGTTTAATTGAAAGAGATCGATTGGCACAGGTAGAAGATAATATAGATCCGGGACAGGGAATGATATCTGAACCTGATCCTGAATCTGAGAAAGAACAAAAAAAGGAAGTACTAAAAACAAGAACTCGTAAAAGAAGATAAAAGAAAGGATGTGATAATTAAATAATGGTTGAATATATAACAACAGTCGAAGCAATAAAGTTAGTTAGTGAGATTAGGCAATTAGAGATTACTTTGCCTACTCTTATTACTTGGGTGAAAAAATATAGTTTTGGAGAAAAAACTGGTGGTAGATGGCAAATTGATAAAGCTAAATTAATTAAATATTTGGCGGGTGATAAATAATGAGAAAAAGGAATGCGATTATTAAGGATCAAATTGTTGAAGGAGCAAAAGCAGAACCACAACAAATTGAAACAGTAGTTGGACCAGACCCAAAAACGATAACAACAGATCGATTGATACCTTCGGGGATTACATTACTTAATTGTGGTTGTAGTGATAATCCCTTCGGGGCTTTTGCTTTAGGATCTATAAATACTTTTCCTGGTAAAAGTCAATCAGGTAAATCAATAATTATGTTGGGTATGCTTGCTGAATACGCGATTGATAAACGGTTTGATGATTATGAATTAATAGTTGACGATTCAGAAGAGTCAATGTCGTTTGATTTAAATTATTTGTTTCCTCCGTTAGTTGGTAGGTTAATTGCTCCTAATTACGATGGGGATATTCCCGTTCCAAGTAATACAATTCAAGATGTTAAGGCTAATATTCTTAATAAAATAAAAGGCAAGAAAAAATTTATTTATATTTTGGATGGATTGGATGCAATAACATCGGATGAAGAGTTAGAACGAGAATATAAATTAGCAATGAAACAAGCTAAAAATAAAACACAAGCTGATGAATTAGCGGGTAGTTATAAGACAGAGAAGGCAAAACATTTGGGTGAAGCATTAAGAATGATAAACGGTAAAATTAAAAAGAGTGATAGCGCCCTTTTTATAACACAGCAGACAAGACAGAGAATAAATAAGAATTGGGGTGATCCTGATTGGGTTGCATCCGGTGGGGAAGCTCCGTTTTTTTATTCCTTTCATAGAGTTTATACCAGTCCGGGAGCACAACAAACAGCAGAGTCAAGAAATATAAAGCATAAGATAGGAGGATTGACAAGGGCTGAAGTAATTAAAAATAAATTAAATGGTAAAAAAAGAAAGACAGGAATTGAGTTTAATATTTTTGAGGATCTTGGTGTTGATGATGTTGGAGCTAATGTTGATTTTTTGAAAAAGACTGATTATTGGAAAGCGGAAAGTAAAAAGATGGTTGCCACTGAAATTAGTACAGAACCATTATCAAGAAAAGATTTAATACACACAATAGAACAAGAAGGGCAACAAAAGTTAGTTCAAGAATTAGTTGGAAAAGTATGGAATAAAATAGAAGATGATATTAGGTTAAAAGATCGAGCAAGAAGATATTAGTTTAAAAAAAGGAAGGATAAAAAATTAAAACTTCATCAGCAAAAGCAAAAGGTAGGCGGTTGCAACAATGGGTAGCCAAAAAGGTTTCTGATATAACAGGTATTCCATGTGGTCATGATGAACTAATAGAATCAAGAGAAATGGGACAAGCGGGGACCGACATTAAGCTCTACGGTATAGCCAAGGAGAAGTTTCCTTTCGCTGTTGAATGTAAGTATCAAGAATCATGGTCTGTTCCAGCATGGATAAAACAAGCTAAAGAAAATCAATTAGAAGGAACCGATTGGCTATTATTTATGAAAAGGAATCATCATGAGGAAATAGTAGTTATGGATGCCGATTTCTTTTTTGACTTGTACGAGCAATATCTAACTTTTGTTTTTGGTGAAGATCATAAAGTTAAAGATAAATGATTTTATTTTAATTTTTTTCTTTATTTTTTTAAGAAATCATATATAATACATTAAAATACAAATTAACAGTTTTTAAAATTAAATGAAAGGAGGGATTAAACGAGTGAATTACAAAGAGAGAGAAAACTTTTGTCCATGAGTGAATTGTTATAAAGGAGAAAATTATTTGTGTTGAGTGAATTTTATCCCCAGAGAAAACTAAAAAATTCGAGTGAACTATTGATCTTGAGAAAACTAACTAAAAAGAGTGAACCAATAACAAACAATCAACCAAAAAAGGGGTACAGATCATGAAAAAAACAAAAAAGGAAGTTAGCAATGTTATCGTTTTAAAAGAAAAAGAAGATGTTATCAAAGATCAAAACATTACAGAAGAACAAATGAAAAAAAATGCTTTGAAAATGTTGGTTAGAACAAGATCCAATTTTCAGGATATTAGAAAAGCGATTGACAACAGACTCGGAAAAAAGAAAGGTGGGGGTGTTCAAAATATTCCCAATAGAGGTTTGGAGAAAATAGTTATTGGAAATTTTAATGTTATTTCGCAAACTATGATCGACGAAGAAAAAAAGATTGATAAACAGTTAGTAGCAAAATTAAAAGAATTTCCTTTTTATAATGAATGGCTTTCAAAGGTTAAGGGAATTGGTCCGATTAGTGCCGGTTGGATTCTTGGCGAGTTTGATATTCATAAGGCAATAACGGTTTCTAAAATGCGGATGTTTATGGGCATTAATCCGGGTATGGTTAGGGGCAAAAAACGAATTGAGGATAAGAAAAATAAAACATTTACAATTGTTGATACCAGTACAATGGTTTATGCAGACAAGAGGACTCCTGGTTTTGTATCGCCTTTTAATGGTCGGTTGCGAGTAGCTTTGTTGGGGGTTATGGCTACCGGATTTGTGATGTCTAAAAATGATTATTGTATAAATTATTACTATCCTTATAAAGAAAGACTTAAAAATTCCGATAATATGGTTGGTCGATTGTCAGATAAAAAATGGAAAGATGTATCGGATGGAAGAAGAGATAGGGCTGCAAGAAGATATATGATTAAAATGTTTTTGACTGATTTGTATGTTGCATGGAGAACATTTGAAGGTTTGCCGGTTCGTGAGCCTTATGAAGTTGAATATCTTGGTAAAAAGCATTCTGCCTAAATTATGAAATCTAAGAACCTAATCTTATAAAAATTGGTTAGGTTCTTAGAGATTAAAAAAGTGAATTAAAATGAGCGAGAAAACTTTGTCCATCGAGTGGATTATTATGATTGAGAAAACCAAAAAAGGTGAGTGAATTATTAAAGCTGAGAAAACCGCTCAACCAGAGTGGATTGTGGTGATAGAGAAAACTTAATCTCAGGAGTGAATTACGTGATACGAGAAAGCCAAAGACGGTGAGTGAATTAAGGCAAAGGAGAAAACTATTTAAAGGGAGTGAATTATGGATAAAGAGAATGCTGGTGATAGGAAGTGAATTAAGAGCAGCGAGAAAACTTGGCTCTGGGAGTGAATTATGATAAACGAGAAAACTATAACCTTAGAGTGAATTATATCACTAAAGAAAACTTTTTCCTGAGAGTGAATTATGAGCAAAGAGAAAACCGTTGCACAAGAGTGAATTAAACAAAATAACAACAAAACAAATAAAAAAAGGAAAAGAAAAATGGCGATTGTAACAAAAGAATTTAAATTATCAGAATTGGTTATTGATGACGAGTTAGTTTCTTTAAGACCGATCAATAGTTATTTTATTAATAAATATCGGCAAGCATATCGATCTGGAGCTATTTTTCCGCTTATGATTGTTGATAAAAAAACAAAAAAGATTGCCAGTGGGAACCATAGATGTACATCACAATTAGAAGAGTTTGGTCCTGATTTTAAAGTAATGGTAATTGTGAAGCAGTATAAAAAACGTGGTGACTTTTTATTTGATTTTGCAAAAGAAAATTCTACTCATGGTATGGCATTGTCTTCAATTTCAAAAAGACGGATTACTTTAAAATTATTAGAAGAAGGAATTGACGATAAAAAGATCGCTAATATGTTTGGTGTTTCTGTTGTAAGACTTGAAAAATGGTGTGGAGATATGGTTGTTGCTGTTATTGGTAATAATGTAGAACCACCGAAATATCTGCCCGCAAAAAAAGGATTGATTATTGATGTGCCGATTACTAAAGAAAAATATAAAAACCATATTGACGAAGATTTAGGTATCAATCCTTTGGATTTGGTAAAACAATTAATTAAATGGTTGAGAAATAATTGGATTAAAAAAGAAGAAAAAAATATTGACCCGATTATTCAATTACGAAATCTTTTGAATGAGTTTATCGGTGCTGGAAATTAAATAGTGAATTAGTTTGAGTGAGAAAACTATCTTGTCTGAGTGAATTGCATCAGTTAAGAAAACTACGGAGAAAGAGTGAATTAGTCTAAGTGAGAAAACTATCTTCCTCGAGTGAATTATAAATCCTGAGAAAACCAAGATATGTGAGTGAATTATGGAGTGAGAGAAAACTATTTTTATAGAGTGAATTAATAAAAGAGAGAAAGATAGGAGTACAGAGTGAATTCTGGAGTATAAGAAAACTAAAGACAAGAAGTGAATTAGAAGTGATGAGAAAACCGCAAAGAGAGAGTGAATTATATCAGATGAAAAAACCAATTAAGCTGAGTGGATTATATGGTTCGAGAAAACTATAACTGGGAAGTGAATTATAAAAAACGAGAAAATTATCCCCATAGAGTGAATTACAATGAGGGAGAAAACTATAACAATTGAGTGAATTAAAAAATACGAGAAAACCGCGCAGCCAGAGTGAATTATAAAATACGAGAAAACTATTTCAACGGAGTGAACCAATAATAAAAAGCTAAAGAGATAATAATATGATTAAAAATATAACAATAAAGAATTTCCAATCTCATAAAAAAACAGAGTTAGAATTGCATGATGGAGTTAACGCTTTAATTGGTGATTCTGATAGCGGTAAGAGTGCAATATTTAGAGCATTGATGTGGTTGTTCACTAATAAACCATCTGGAGTTGAATTTAGATCGCATTGGGGAGGTGATACAGAAGTTGCGGTATTATTAGATACAGGGCAAAAAGTAGGGAGAGTCAGGGGAACAAGTAAAAATTATTATTATATAGACAAACAAAAGTTTAATGCTCCCGGTAGAGGAGATCCGCCATCAATCGTATTAGAATTATTAAATTTAACAGATGTTAATTTTCAAGCACAAATGGACGCACCTTTTTTAATTGATGATAGTGGTGGTGCTGTTGGTAGGTTTTTAAATAAGATTGCGGATCTGGATATTATAGATCGAACAGTTAGCAATATTGATTCAGCATTAAGAAAAGAAAATCAGGAATTAAAAGAACAGGAAGCAGACGTAAAAGAGTATAAAGAAAGTTTAGAATCTTTTGATTGGGTTAATGATGCCGATAATGAATTATTAGAATTGGAAAAGTTAGATGATAACGTAACAGATTTGGGCGATGATATTTCTTGTCTTGATGAAATATTGGATGATCTGGACGAGATAGAAAAGCAGATAGAACCAATAAATAAATTGTTATCTATTGAATTTGATGTCCATGCCTTAATTGGAATTGATAATGAGATTGAACAAGAACAAGAAGAAATAGAAAGTATTAAAGAATGGGTATTGGATATTATTAGCCTTAATGATGAAATAGATGGGTATGTTCAAATTGTAAATACTGAATCACAAGTTGTTAGTTTAATTAATTTGAATAACGGAATTAATGTAGAGATAAAACAGATTTTTGATTTAACCCAATTAAAAAATAAAATTAGTATTAATGATCAAGATATAGACGAGTATTCTCAAATTTTAGGGGCAAAACGAGCGATTACAGAGATTTTATTGATAAGTGAGGGTATCGATAAGGGTATACAAGAGATCAATGATATAATGGTGGTTATGATGTCTGTAATAGATATTAATAAACAGTTAGAAAAAGAAAAGAATGAATTGGATAATTTGGATAAAGAGTTTCACAAATTAATGCCGGATGAATGTCCGCTATGTGGGAGGATTGAATAATGAAACATAAATTTAAAATTGGTGATTGGGTAAAGACAAGTCATATTTTTCAAACATACAACAGTGGATATGGTATAAATGGAATCCCAAAAGAAAAAAAGTTTCAGCGTGAAAAAGAAGAAATAAAAGGTAAGATTGTTGGAGCGACAAGAAGGTCTGTTGGTACTATTCATAATGATGGGGAATGCATTTATTTGGCCGCTACTGAAATTTTTCTTGTTTATAAGATACTCACTGGATATTTAAATATTCCAAAGGAAGCATTAGAAAAAGATATTAGCATGATAAACGTCCATCCTAATGAAGATATACCGTGGAAAGATACGGGATGGACAGAAGCCGCAAAAAAGATAATGAGTGAAGATATGATTAAAAATAAAGATGATTATTCAAGAGATAAAAAAGGTAGATTTGTATAATGAGAAACGCCTCTGCAATATTATGTGCCGATATTCATATTAGGGCTGATAAACCAAAAGCCAGAACTGATGATTTTAATATGGCTATGTTAAGTAAATGGAAAGAGATATTAGAACTGGCAGCGGATAATGATTGCCCGATATTTATTGCTGGTGATTTAGGCCATAAAGCGGAATGGCCTAATTGGTTGTTAGAAAATTTTATTAATTTATGTAATAATTATAAAATTGATATATTAGTTATTCCCGGTCAACATGATATGCCTAATCATAATATTAATTTAATAGATAAATCTGCAATGGGTGTTTTATATGCCGCTGGAGCGATAACTTTTATAGGTAGAGAAGATTATTATTATCAGGATATTTGTATTAATGGATTTCCTTATGGAGAAAAGATACAAAGATCGTCTAAAATAAAAGGAGAAAAATATAATGTTGCAATGATTCATCAATTAGTTATTGAAGGCAATGTTGGTGAATATAAAGGACAAAGTTTTGTTACCGCAAAAACATTATTAAAAGCATTTCCAGAATACGATTTAATTTTATCAGGGGATAATCATATTCCGTTTGTTGTTAAAGATAGTAATGGATTGTTAGTAAATCCCGGCAGTATGATGAGAACAACAACAAAGCAAATAGATCATAAACCAAGAGTTTATTTATGGTATGCAAAAGAGAATAAATGCGAATCTTATTATTTAAAAATAGAGAAAGGAGTTATTAGTAAAGATCATATTAAAAAGGAAAAAGAAAAAGATAAGAGAATGGATGCTTTTATAAAATCAATAAAATCAGAAGAGGAATTAAAATTAAGTTTCGAAGATAATATGGAAGAACATTTAAATAATAATCCAGTTAGTGATGAAGTTAATAAAAAAATATGGGAGATGGTGGTATGACAAGACGGAGACAAAATAATATGGATGAAAATATTGTTAGTTCACAAATATTGTTAGATATGAAAGCAGAATTGGAAGAAAAGAAATCATTAGTTGATAAGTTAAAAGGTAGCAAAGCAACATTAATGAGTCAGTTAAAAAAAGATTTTAAATGTGATGATGTAGAACAGGCGGAATCACTAATTGATAAAAAAGAAAAAGAAAAAGAAAAAAAGATTAAGAAACGAGATGCCGGGATTAAATCTTTATTAGAATATGATTGGGATTTTCAACAAGAGGAATAAATATGACAATTTCGGATTTTAGAAAAGAGATTGATAAATTACAAGGTAGAAAAGAACAAGTACAGATTGATTTAAAAAAGGCGGAAAAGGCTGTTAGACAATTAGCTAACGATGTCAAGATAAGCCAGGAAGCACAATTAGTCATTCAGTATGTTGTTAAAAAAACGCAACAACAATTAGAATATAGAGTTGGTGCTCCGGTAACAATGGCTTTGTCTGGTGTATTTGATAATCCGTATGAGTTTAAATTAATGTTTAAAGAAAGAGCAGGAAGAACAGCGGCAGATTTAATTTTTAGTCGTGGTGGGAGGGATTATAAAGATTTAAAGTTTTCAGGTGGAGGTGGCCCTGTTGATGTTGGTGCTTTTGGTTTACAAATATCTGCATGGGCAATTGGTAATACAAGAAATTTTATGTTGTGTGATGAACCTTTAAAATGGCTAAAGAGTAAAAACGGAATATATGAATCTAGAGGGGCGTTAATGATTAGTGAGATTAGTAAAGAATTAGGATTGCAAGTATTAATGATTTCTCATATCCCGCAACAACAGGATGGGGCAGATAGAGTTTTTGATTTAGAATTAGTTAATGATATAACACAAGTCAAGGAGATACGGTAAAATGATAAAAGAAGATGCAGTAAAAAAAGAATCAAGAGGACCGATTGTTGTAAAGGTTGAAAGAAATAAAGATAAACTTAGCGCAATAAATAATCTTTCAATGGCAATAAAATCACTTGCCGATGCAATAGCAACTAATGATGTTTGTGTTTCAATAGAAAAATGCAATATAGATTCTGGTGGAGGAACGGGGATATCTATTGGGCCAGATATGGATATGATTGATGAAACGAAATATTAGTTAAGAAGATAGGGTAGGTTGCCAGAATGGTAACGGAGCGGATTGCTAATCCGTCAGTGTAAAAGCTGTATAGGTTCGAATCCTATACCTACCGCCAAAAAATAAATAACGGAAGAGTGGTCAAGTATGGTGTGACAGCGGTCTTGAAAACCGTCGGGTGTCAAAAGCCTTGCAGGTTCGAATCCTGTCTCTTCCGCCAAAACTTTAAAATGTGGGGATGTCGTTCAATTTGGTTAGGACATAAGACTTTGACTCTTATAACGAAGGTTCGAATCCTTCCATCCTTGCCAAATTAATAATATTAAATAAAAGGAAAATAAATTATGTTTATAGGGCAATTATTATTTAGTTATTGTGATGGTTATTTTGGCGATTCGTATGAAGATAAGAGAATTGAAGGATTTGGTTTTGATTGGGTAGTAGTTAGAGGAGTTATGTCAGGCAATTCTTTTTTTGCTAACTTTGAAACGAATAAGGAACTATTAAATTTTATTGAGAAAAATAAATGAATAAATTTATAATAAATAATAAAACTGATATTGATGATTTGGATTGTTTTAAATTAGTTAGTAAAGTTATAAAACAAGGGAAGATTTCGGAAAATAAAGGAGAAAAAGTTTATTGCGCTTTGACTATATTTCAAAAAAGTACAGATAAAAGTATAATTCATGTGATCGTAAAAGTAAATAAAAATTCATATACGTTTAATATTTTCTGATGTCTTTCCCTTTTATAAAAATCATAAAAAAACAAAAAAAATATAAAAAACAGCCTTGTATTTTTTGTCATCGATTAATAACTATTTGTGGATATGGTCGGGTATCTCATGGGCGAAAGCATGTTAGGGAAGGAATTGCAATAGAGGGAAAATATGATAAAAGAATTATCTTTAGTAGAACAAAAAAATAATATTGGCTATTTAGATTTTCTTGAAAAAAAGGAGATAACAGATAGGCCGTCTGGATTTGAAGTTGATATTGATAAATTAAATAAAAATTTATTTGATTGGCAAGCATTAGTGACAGGATGGGGATTAAAACGGGGAAGAGCTGCATTTTTTGAGGACTGTGGACTTGGAAAAACTATACAACAATTAGTATGGGCGTATGAAGTAAATAAAAAAACCAAGAAACCAGTTTTAATATTAGCACCGTTAGCGGTTGCGGAACAAACAAAAGAGGAGGGAAAAAGATTTGGAATAAAGGTAAATATTTGTCAATCTAAAAGCGATATTGTTAATGGAATAAATATTAGTAATTATGAAAAATTACATAAATTTGATCCTTCTGTTTTTTCAGGAATTGTACTTGATGAATCAGGAATTTTAAAAAATTTCAGCGGAGCAACAAGAAATGCATTAATTGAAGCGTTTAGAAATATCCAATATAGATTAGCATGTACAGCAACTCCCGCGCCTAATGATTGGGTTGAATTAGGCAATCATGCTGAATTTTTAGGCATTATGACTCGTTCTGAAATGTTAGCAACTTTTTTTATTAACGATACGGGCAACACAGGAACATGGAGATTAAAAGGGCATGTAAAAGATAATTATTTCTGGAAGTGGTTGTCAAGTTGGGCAGTAATGGTTTCTGCGCCAAGTGATTTAGGTTTTGACGATGATGGTTTTTTATTACCTGAAATAATATATCATGAACATTTTATTGATGCAGATATTAAAATAAAAGGGCAACAAGGATTAAGGGGATTTTTTAGTCAACCTGTTTCTGATTTACCATCACGTAGACAAGTTAGAAGAGAAACATTAAAAGATAGATGTCAACAGGCAGCGGATCTTATTAACTCAACTGATGATATGTGGGCTGTTTGGTGTGGGCTTAATCCAGAAGGTGAATTGCTTAGTAAACTAATAGATGGTGGTGTTGAAGTTGCTGGTCGTCATAATGATGATTTTAAAAAAAGTAGTATGCTAAAGTTTGCACAAGGAAAAATTAAAAGGATCGTCACAAAACCAAAGATAGCCGGGCATGGAATGAACTGGCAAATATGTAATAAAATTGCATTTGTTGGTTTGTCTGATTCGTGGGAAAGTTTTTATCAGGCCGTTAGAAGAGTATGGAGATTTGGTCAACTTAATCCTGTTGAAGTTCATATATTTTTAGCGAATCAGGAAGGACCAATTTTAAAAAATATTATTAGAAAAGATAATCAAGCTAAAAAAATGATTAAGGCGATGATAGTTCATACCAAAGAATTATCTAAACAAAATATTATTAATGCATCACGGGTCTTTATTGATTACGATCCTCAAATCGAAATGGAGTTACCTAAATGGCTATTATAGACGAAAAAGAATTAATAATAGCATTAAAAAAAGCAAAGAATGTTTTGTTGATTGAACCGCCATATATAAGAAGATATATCCCATTAGGATTAGTAAAGATATCTTCATTTGTTAAAGAGAATGGTGGATCTGTTGAATATGCTCGTGGTCCTGTTATTGGTAATTTTGATTTAATTTGTATTGCAACTTGTTTTACTAATGATTCAAAGAAAGTATTTGAAACAATAAAAGGATGTAAACGAAATTTATTTTTAGGGAAAACAAGAATTATTGTTGGTGGTATTTTTGCTTCTTTAATGCCTGATTACATAATTGAAAAAAGTAGTGTTGATGTTTTTGTTGGATATTCTAATATTCTTGATGATTGTATCCCTGATTATAGTTTGCCGTGGGGGATTGATGGTTTTTTTGGCGATGTAATGACATTATTTACAACAAGGGGATGTCCCAATAAATGCGCTTATTGTATGGTTTGGAGAATGGAAAAACAGCATGAAATTATTAGTTCTTGGCAAAAGAATATTGAAAATATAGATCGGGAGGTTTGTATTGTTTCTGATAATAATTTTTTATCTTTTGATAAAGAGCATATAACCAATGTCGTTAATTGTTTGAATGAAAATAAAAAGAAGGTTATTTTTAATAATGGGGTTGATTGTAAATTAATAGATGATGATAACGCAAAACTATTAGCTTCTCTTTCTTATATTCGTAATGGTTTTAGAACGGCTTTTGATAGAATGACTGATGATGGGCATTATCAAAAAGCGATGGAGAAAGTTATAAAGGCTGGATTAAAAGTTTCCGGTAACTCTTATACTTATGTTTTATTTAATTTTAACGATACCCCACAAGAAGCATATTATAGAATAAGGGAATGTTGGAAATATAAAAGCAATCCATATTTTATGAGGTATCGACCTTTAGATACTTTGGATAAATCTAATTTTATAGGAGAGTATTGGATAAAAAATTTAGTTAAGGCTTTTAGTAATTATGGAATGAATTTTGGATATAATAGAGGAGATAAAACTTTTGAATCTTGGACAAAAAATTTAAAGAAAAATGAGTTGACTGATGAAGATTGGGATAAATGGTATTTTAAAAAATAATAAGGAATAATTAGACATGAAAGCAATAGATAAATTAGTAGATGAAGCAGAGTTTTATGAACAACGATTAAAAGAAACTAATTCTAAAATATACGCAAAAGCACAAAAGAAAAAGTTAGCATTAAAAAAGATAAAAGTAATTAATCAAGTCATTAAAGATGATTGGTCGGCATATCATGGGGATTGTATTGATGTTATAAATAAAATACCAGATGATTCTATTCATTATCAGATTTTTTCTCCTCCATTTAGTTCATTATTTACTTATTCTGCAAGTGTCAGAGATTTAGGTAATAGTACAGATAATCAATTTTATGATCATTTTAGATATTTAATTCCAGAAATGTATCGAGTAACAATGCCGGGTAGATTAATATCGATTCATTGTGGAGATATTCCTGCAATGAAAGAAAGAGATGGGTATATCGGATTAAAAGATTTTCCGGGAATAATTAGAGAAAATATGGAAAAGTCCGGTTTTATTTACCATTCAAAAGTACAAATTAAAAAGAATGAATTAGTTGAAGCACAGAGAACAAAAGCATTAGGACTGGCGCATAAACAAGTAGTCAAAGATTCATCAAGATGTAGACAAGCATTACCTGATTATATAATAACTTTTGTAAAACCGGGAGTAAATCCAGAATTGATTGCAAGAGAAAATGGTTTTGAAATTTATGTAGGGGCGTTAGACCAACCTAACAGGCCAAAAAATAAAGAGCATAGATTGAATAGATTTAGTCAAAGAATTTGGCAGAGATATGCAAGTTCAATTTGGATGGATATTCGGCAAGGTAATACTCTTAATGTAAGATTAGCGAGAGAAAAGAACGACGAACGCCACATTTGTCCTCTTCAGCTTGATGCTATTTCAAGATGTATAGAGTTATGGTCTAATCCTGGAGATATAGTTGCGTCTTGGTTTGGAGGTATAGGTAGTGAAGGGTATCAAGCATTAAAAATGGGTAGAAAAACAATTTGTGTAGAATTAAAAAAATCATATTTTGATATAATGGTTAAAAATTTAAATAGCGCAAAAGGGAGAAAAGGGTTATTAAAAAATGACTGATAGATACGGCAATTGGATGCAGACTTATACAGGGGTTAAATTTTATCCGTTAGATCCCAAAGTAGAAGAAATTAATATTATTGATATTGCTTGGGCATTATCAAATCAATGTCGTTTTAATGGTCATTGTAATAAGTTTTATTCTGTTGCAGAGCATTCTATTTTTGTTAGTTATAATTCAAAAGGATATGAGTTAGAAGGATTATTACATGATGCGGCAGAAGCGTATACAGGGGATATTATTAAACCGATCAAACCATTTTTAAAAGAGTTTAAAGAAATTGAAGATAGATTAGATAAGGAGATAGCCAAAAAGTTTAATTTGAGATATCCATGGCCAGCGATTGTAAGGGAAACAGATTTAAGAATATTGGTTGATGAACAAAGACAACTAATGCTGATTCCCCCTGATGATTGGGGATTGAATGTTTCTGGATTTGGTTATGATTTTAATTTTGGGGCATCACCGGATAGCATATATAAAATATTTTTAAATAGATTTTTAGAATTAGAAAGATGAGAGAGAAATATTTAAAATTTACTTATCAATTAGCTGTTTTGTTTCAACCTATCTTTGGTCGATATTGGTGGTATACAGCTATTCATGAAAAGAATATTTATCGATTTCAATCCTATCATAATATCGTTAAAAATATAAAGCCCAAAAATCAATTTGTTATTTTAAAAGCATTGGTTTCGGGGGTTAGAAAGTATTGTTCCTTTTTTATTAGATGTTGTATTTTTAATTTACATAATGTCAAAATTAATAAGTGTTGTAAAAAGTTACTTATTTCATATCCTAATGATGATTTAAAAGGATTATGTGAACCTGATGATTGTCAAATATTTTT